CGGTGACGACGATGAGTGCCGGATGGATCATGTCAGACCCATCCCACATTCGCGTTGATGTCCAAATCGGGGCTGTGATGGTCGGAATGCTGTGTGCTTCACTGAGTGCTTCCATCTGGGCTGTACTCTTCAAAGTGAAGACTGTGACACTGCACCGGCCGCCACCGTCAAACGGAAGTATCACGGTTAAGGATCGCTCAAACTTTAAGGGCTTTGAGTTATCGGACGACAAATCCCTCACTCAGAATGATCTCCAGTCTGAGTAAAATGTCCGATCACCTTTTTTGGAGTATGACGTATGGTTCGTGTTCTCAGTTTGCTTGCAGTTGCGGTTGCAAGCTTGAGCGCTTTAGGCGCTCCCCCAGATGTTCCGGCAGAGGTCAAGACGAAACCCGGCAAGCTAGTTCGGATCGTCGTGAAGACTGATGCTGAAATCGGGATTGCCCGGAATTTCAAAGATGAAGAAGCGTTCTTCGGGGAACTCGTTTCCCCCAAGGGAACCAGGGTTTTCATCTTTCAAGCTCCTGATGAGGCGACCAAGTCCGCTTACGTAATTTCATGGTGGACAAAGGGCGAAACCGAAGGGGTGATGACGACCATCGATACGGGGGCACCCCCAACGCCTTCCGACGATCCTTCGGTTGAAGCTGTCAAGATTCCGCCGGAATTGATGAAAGCCCTCCAGGACGCCTACACAGCAGACGGCGGTAACGCCGCGACGAAATTGGCAGCGGCGTGCAAGTACGCTTCCGATATTGCAAAGAGCGCCCAACGCGGAACCGATTTAATCGCTGCTTATTCCGCGGAACGCGAGAAGCAGATCGGCGAAGCTCTTCCGAAGTTGCGTCGGGCTGGTGGCGATTACTTGAATACCATTCTCCCGCGTGACCCATCGGCCGCTTTTACTGATGCTGATCGAAAGAAAGCATCGGACGGATATGCCTTGCTCGCTGCGGCCATCGCAAAGCTGAAATAAAACCCTTCCCTTTACAACCGATTTAAGCGGAGTCCGAAACATGGCGAATCCCCTTCTCGGGCATATCGAAGAGGCGCAGCGAAACCAACTTCAGCGCGACCTCGCCGACCAAGCCCGAAAAACCGCAGTCAAGTACGCGCTCACTATCCCCAAGCTGGCCAAGGGTGACAAACTCCTCTTGACCAAAAACTGGGTTCACCCCGATGTGAAGGCCGATGTGGGCCGCGCCCTGATTCGAGAAAAGCAACTCACTGGTAGTTGCGTCAAAGTCGGGGGGACTAACGCCCTCCGCTGTACGATTGCATCGCAGCGGGTGGCCGGGGAAAACCCGACCAAGGCTTTCGAGCCTTACTGCTGGCACAACTACGCGATGAGTCGCCACGCATTCGGCGAAGACGGCCCCGGTGAAGGCTCCCTCGGTAGCACTTTCGCCGCGTCCCTCAAGGATGACGGTGTCCGTGACTGGCCTCAGGACGTCAAAGACCAACTTCCCGACTACGTGTTTGAAGGGAAGCACATCCGTATCACTGCTCAGCAGGAAATGGAATGGTCTTCCTATCGAAATCCGAAGTTGCAAGCTGTCCTCGATTCCTCCCGCGACAATAAACTCGGCGCGGCAGGTGAGTGCAAATCTTCCTCGGACGTTGCCGCGATGAACCTCAACGGGTACGGGGTGACGTTCGCTTGCGACCGTTACATCGGCAACGGTCGCCTCATCAGCGCTGGAGCTGATTCCTACGTCGAGGGCGAATGGGACGGTAACGGTGGGCACCAGCAGTGGGTGTACGGGGTGTGGGAACACCCAACCCGCGGTCGGTTGTTCGCCGTGGGAAACAATTGGGATGACGACACCTACCCGGAAGATCCGGCTGGGTTGCTCGAATGCAGTGTGTGGGTGCGTGAGTCCAAACTGGACTGGGCGCTTCGCAACCTGAACGCGGAAGTATTCGGTCTCTCCCACCTGAACTACTTCCCGGCCACTCCGAAACTGCTCGATTACTGCCTGTAATCGGTAGATTGCTTACGGCACGACGCTCTAAGCAAAACCTATTTACTGGAGAGAGCCATGATCGAAGTCCTCTTCGCAGTCGCCGCGTTGGCGGCTCCCCCGCTCGACTACGCTGGAGCTAAAGGCTCCAGCTACGACAATTTCCTCGTGTCAATCGAGTCCGGTGTCGGACAAGGAAAACTGGCAGTGGGTGTTCCCGACCCTTGGGTGAACACTTTTGAAAACCATTGCTGGGTGAAAAGTTTGACCGGCGTAAAGCCCGGACTGTACGACTGCTACCGAGATAAATCGGGGAAAGCGGTCATGATTCCTTGGTCTCCTCCCAAGGCGATGGAGCGCCCCGTGATTTCGGGCATTCAAGAAACGATCAAATACTGCACCAAAAATGGGTGCTACACGGTTCCCAAGTAGACTCTAACGAGTTATGCGATGGGGCAGTTCCCTCGGTTGCCCCATCGCATATTCCCTCATCCTCTATTCACGAGAAAACCATGACCAATGAAGGCGCAAAACGTGCGATTGAATTGATCGCCGAAGGTTTCACTTTCGCCGGTGGCGTAGTCGAGAAGACTCCGGTGGCTAAAGGACTGGAACACCCCATTCACGCGATGGGGCTGATCGACTTTTTCACAGCCCGCCAAAAGTTCATCGATGTGACCAAAGCTCTCGCTGGCCAAGGGTGGGATTGGAACGCAATCCTGCAAGCGACCTTCGCCATCATCAGCTTCCTTTCGGAAGAAATCCCCGTCATCCTCGACCGATTGTCTAAAATCTTCGGCCCAAAAGGCAACGGGTAAACGCGAATAAACGCGAACAGGCGATATCCGGGGGTAAGTATGTACGAGGGGCAGAAAGCCCTCGGATATCGTCTTATGCGTCAATGTCCAGCCCTACAACTCGTTTTAAGTGAAAGGGGTGAGCGGCAATGAGCAAACGTGTCTCATTCCAAACGAAAGTCGTAAATTCCGGTGTTGCGTTTGAGAAGAAGATGCTGGAAGGGATTGAGTACCTAGCTTTGCCGGTCGTCCCCATCACGGAAGGCGTCCACGCAGGCAGTGAAGGGCCGATCCTTTATCTGGCAGAAGAACTCAAAGCACACATGATCGCCAACAATCATCGCCCGGCGGTCGTGTATCACCCGGACGAAGGAACCGCGACGCTGCCGGTTGTTCTCAACACCCGCAAAGTCGGGTTGACGATGAACTGGCAATGGAACGAGGAAGAAAAGAAAATCAACGGTCAAGTCTACGTCAACGAGGCATCGTTGAAAGCCGTGGACTCCAGGGTGCTGAGCAACATTAACAAAGGCGTCCCGACCGAAGTCAGCACGGGCTATACGCTCGATGTTGAGAACACGGCAGGCGAGTGGAACGGTGAGAAGTACGTCGGCATTGCCCGAAATCTTCACCTTGACCACCTTGCCATTCTTCCTGACCAAGAAGGAGCATGTTCGCTGAAAGACGGAGCAGGTCTTTTGGTGAACTCCGCGAAACCAATCTATCCCGAATCGATCCAAAAGATCATGCGGGCTACGATTGCGAATGCACTGGAGACTGTCGGGACGAAAACGGTGAACAACCAACTATCGTTCGATGAAGTCACCTGCCAGTTGATGTCCCTGCTCGCAGCAAAATTCGGCCAGCCCGGCCAGTATTGGGACGGGTGGATCCGAGAGTGCTTCCCCGACAAAGTTATCTTCCGACAAGGCTACGAAGATCGGAAGATGTACGGAATCAGCTACTCAGTGACAAACGACACCGTTGCACTGGTTGGGGAAGCAGTCGAGGTAACTCCTGTTACCGAGTACGTCAGTGTCGATTCCGCAAAACGAACGGTGTTCGCCGGGAACACCGCTTCGGTTTCCAACTCCGGCGAAGGATCAAGTCTAATGGCTGCTTTCAACAAAGAGGCCCACGTGGATGCGCTCATTGCCGCCGGAGTGATTCCGGTCGGCGAGAAGGCTGAGTACCTCGCGTACAACGAAAAGGTGCTCCAGAAGATCGCTGTCCCGGTGGTGGCGAACTCCGCCACGACTACCCCGCCGACGCCGGAACCGGTCAAACCGACCCCGCTCGATTGGGATAACTTCCTCAAGCAAACTCCGCCTCAGTTCCAGGCCGTCATCAACGCAGGGATGGACGCCCTTGCAACCGAAACCACGGGGTTGATCGCCCAGATCACCGGTTCGCCGGGCAACAAGTTCACGGAAGCGGACTTGAAGGCGATGCCTCTGCCTGTCCTGCGAAATATGGCGGCGCTCGCATCCCCCGCGAACCCCGCCGCACCGGCCGACCCGAATGAACAACCGTTCTACGGTCTGTTCGGTTCCCGCCCCGTGGTCAACCGTGCTGCGGCCAACGAAAAGCTGCCCGAGCAAACCCTCGATGCCCCCACGCTCTAATTGAGTGTGTCGGTTTCGGCCGTTTTCACATTCTTTTCACTCGGAGTTTCACATGTCCGCGATTCCTGTCCTCACGACCTTGACCCGCAACCGAATCGTTGTTACGGGCGAGGAAGAAAACCAGATCGAGGGCGTTGTTGGCGCCACTGCGATCAAACCCGGTATGTGGGTGCGCAAAGGGACTGACGGTCTCTACGTTCCTCACCCGACTGCCGGTGGCGACGGCCCTGTGCTGATCGCAAAAGAAAACCCCTACAACGGGGGCACTGTCGATACCAGCTACGCCGCTGGCGACCGTCTGTTCATTCACGTGGCTGAACCCGGCGACGTACTTCTGCTCCGCGTCAAGACTGGCGAGAGCATCGCCATCGGCGCTTCCGGTATCAGTGACGGTGCCGGTTCGTTCAAAGCGGTCGCAGGTACTCCAATCAAGTACCCGGTGATCGCAGAAGAAACGATCACTTCGGCTTCGAGCAACCCGCTCAAGCTGTTCCGCGTCCAGTAACATCGTCGGGCTTCGCCCGGTAATCACTAACCTTTTCTCTTTTGGAGTTCTCTCGTGGCAAAACCCGACGAAATGGGCATCTACACGAACGGGCTTTCGAGCGCGTTGGATGACCCCAACACCCCGAGCGGTGTTAAGCAGATGCTTTTCAAGTTCGACGGTGACCCCGGTTGCCTTCGCCCTTGGGCGCACGACGGCAAGACCTACGTTTCGGTCTACAATCACCAACTCGGCAAGAAAGTCAACGTCAAGATCAGCAACAGTCCGTCGTCGATGACCTACGAGCAATGGAAGGAATTCGACAACAAGCTGGTCACCGCCGTGACGGCCAAACTGGTGATGTGGCAAGCCCTGACCGGTAAGGGACTCACCTACAAGCTGAACAGCGGCATGGCTCACACCATTCTGTTCAGTCAGAAGATGGGGAACCTCGGTCCTGCGTCGATCAGCATGGACGCTCTGGATGAAGATCAAAAGGAACGTCCGTCCTTCGACAACGAAAGCCTGCCCCTGCCCATCATGCACAAGTCGTTCAGCTACTCGCTTCGGCAGTTGCTGATGGCCAAAGCAGGCCCGCTGTCGGTCCCGCTCGATGAAACGTCGAAGAACCAATCCGCCCGTGCAATCGCTGAGTACCTCGAAGCGCTCACGGCTGGCAAGGCTCCGACTTTCACGTTCGCCGGTCTGTCGATCTACGGTAGCACGACTCACCCGAGTCGTATCACCAAGACCTTCACCGCACCGAACGCGACGGGGTGGACTCCGCAAACGCTGCTCGCGGAATTCATGGATGCCCGTCAAGCCCTGTACGACATCGGCGAAACTGGCCCATACCTGGCGTTCTTCGCACCGGCCTGGGACCAATACCTCGATGACGACTGGTCTGCCCTCAAGGGCGACGGCACGATCCGCGAGCGCCTCCAGAAGCTGGCAGGGTTTACCGGCGATGCGTTCATCACGGCACCGGTTCTCACCGGTTTCGAGATCAACATCGTCGCGCAGAAAGATCCTCCGTTCCGCGGCGTGACCGGCCTCGAACTCCAAGCTGTGCAGTGGAGCGATCAAGGTGGTCTGGCTGAGAACTGGAAGATGCTCGCGATGAAGGTTCCTTCGTGGCGTGCAGACGCAAACGGCAACATGGGTGTCGTCCACGCTTCAACCAGCTGAGTCTGATTGAAGTTGATTGAACTCAAGACCAGGGGGTTGGTAGACCCCTGGTCTTTTCCCTCGTTTCTACCGTAGAGAATTCCAATGAGACTCAAGAGCAAATCACATTCTTCGGCCGAAAAGAAAATCCGGTACTTCCAGCTTCTCGTGCCTCCTCACTACGACGAAAAGCACACGATGTACGAGAAGGGCGACATTGTCCAAGACACTCGTGATCTGTGCGCGATGTTCGCCAACAAGTTCAAGGAAGTGTTCCCGGCGACCAACGAGACGGCGAAAGCACTGGCCGAAGGGAAGCAGTCCGCCAACCCCGAAATGGAAGGATCGGCCTCGGAGCACGGGGAGAACGTGACCAACACCTTCAAAGACAACCCCAAGAAATTGGTCGTCTTTAAGAAGGGCAGCACGTTCACCGTGGCGAGCAAGAGCGGTAAGGTGCTGCTCACAACGGATAAGCAGGATCGCGTCGAGTCCAAGCTTACCAAGAAGGCTAAATCGAAGTCGAAGTGATCCCCCACCCCGTAGTAGTGAGTGTTTCCTATGGCCCTTCGCACAAACTTGGATTCGGTGAAAAAACTCATCGAGACCGACCCCGAAGAGTGGGAAGGAACAGACGGCGTAGACCTTGAAACGTGCATGACGACGGCCAACGCGGTTGTGACCAACGTGTGCGCAGTCAAAGGGGTTTATACCGACGAACTGCTCGAACTCATCGAGCGGTGGTTATCCGCTCACTACTACGGGGTTATTAGTCCGTCAAACGGGCGAGTTACGGTTGAACAAGTCGCCTCGTTGAAAGAGCAGTACAGTTTCAAAGTCGGTCTGGGACTAGATCAAACGGTCTACGGGCAGATGGCGAAAACACTCGATTACAATCGGTATCTCAAATCGCTCGAACTTCCGCCAACTAGAGTCGGGAAAGTGATGTGGCTCGGTGGACGGTGGAGCGAAGCGGATCAACGAAACATTCCCGACATAGATTTCGATACCGGCCCATTCTCCTGCTCAGAAGGGGGTTGACCGTGGCACTCGTAAATCGCATCCGAAAAGGGTATGCGGTTCTGTGGCGTGCGGCTGGGTACGACAAGCTCGGTGGTAAACGTCGTTGGACGGAGCCTGTCGAAATCAGGCTCCGTTGGGAAGGTTCAACTGAAATGAACCAAAAGATGTTTGCTATCAACGAAACCAATGCAGAAGTCGTGTACCTCAACCCCGCTGACGCTGTGAAGAAAGGCGACGTACTCTGGCAGGGAAAGCTAATCGATTTGCCTGCGGAAATGCACTCCAATCCTTTCATCGATGCAGGTGCCGGAGTAGCTTGGGCGGTTGCCCGGCTTTCTGTGTTCCCGTCGATTAAATATCGTCCAAGGAAAAAGTTGATTGTGGGAGTCCTCGGCCCGCTATCTAAACTGGAGAACTAACGTGAACGTGATGACCAGAATCACGGGCATCGAAGCGACCTTTCGGGCGATGGAGAGAACAGTCGAGGGGGACGTTGTAAATATCAAAGCCGGTCTTCTGCAAGCGGCGACGATTGTTCTCCAGAAGGCGAAGTTTTACGTTCCGAAGGAAACAGGGAACCTTGAAAAATCTGGTCGAATAGTTGGCAATGAAGTAGGTGGTGTCGGTTCTCGATACACTGTCGAGTTCGGTGGGCCGGGGGCTACCTACGCCGCTTTCGTCCATGAAATGCTCGAAATCCCCCATGAACCGCCCACGTGCGCGAAGTATCTACTCCGTGCAGTTCATGAAACTCGCGACCAACAAGTAGCTGCTGTTAAGCGTGCGATCCAAATCAGGAATATGCACACTAACGAAGTTATTCAAGGAACCGGAATTAAATATCGGTGGACTGAATACCCCGAGTTCAAATACGTCGGTTCATCCGGCCCGACCCCGTTCACACCGTTTGAAGGAACCTTGTAATGGATTCGTTTACAACGCTTCCGTCGCTTGCGGTGTGTAACTACCTAATGTCCGACGGAGTCATCAATGATCCGGGGGCAGGTACTCCTCCACCTTGGAGCGGATTTATCGCCACGCTGCCTGACACATTGGACAACGTGGTGTCGATTCGTGACAGTGGAGCTTATGGCGACGGAAGAGTAATGAGAGGCCCGGTGGTCCAGCACGAGACTGTGACAATCCGCATTCGAGGATTGGATTACGTCCAGTGCTACCAAAAAGGGATTGAGATCCAAAACGCGCTCGAAGGGATCAACAACGTAGTTGTTGCTACCGAATTGGGGGATGTGAAGATCCGTGTTTTCAAACGCACCACGCCGCTCAGTTACATCGGTACTGAAGAAAAGAAAAACTGGCAGAACTTTGTAATTGTCGGCAACGTAACCCTGGAGGAAGTCTGATGAATTTCGTCCACAACCGCACCGTTAACATCGGTGGACAGCAGTACACCGAAAACCGCACAATCGCGGTCGAACGGGCACTGAACTTCCAAAAGGAAGTGCCACTCGCAAAACAAGGCTCGCTCACCACGCGGACGGACAACAACACCGGTGTCATCACAATGGCAGCGAGCGGGCACGGAATCCCTTCGACCACCCGCGTCGATATTTACTGGTTCGAATCGGGGGTGTTGAAACACCGTCGTGGGATGACGACCGGCACGGTCAGCGGAACGACAGTCCCCATCGATTTGGGCGCAGGGGATAACCTCCCTTCGACTTCGACGGTGATTTACGTTGCCGTGGCAGTCGAATGTGAAATCACGATCACCGCTTCGGAAATCATCGCGTTCGTGATGTCCTCGCAGAAGTCCGGCCTATTCGTCGTCACCCAGAGCGACGACACGGAGATCGCCTACATCCTCTTGACTGAGGACGGTGGGGTGTGGTCTTGGTACGACGGAATCGGAACCGCCACTCCGCTCTCTGACACCGTCGGTAAGGTGTACGTCAGTCACCGGGCGATTCAGGGAAGCGGGTCAGTCAATACCTGGACGATGAAGGGGACGTTCACCGCTTAGTCGCGTCCAGATAACTTTCTGTTTCAATAACCCACGGAGAATGATCCATGTCGGTTCAAGTAATGAAAGACGGGTACTCGACCCTCGTGCAACTGAACGGTGGCTTACTCACCTTCATTCACGAAAAAACGGTGACTCCCGTCGGCTTTTTGGATCGTGGGACAATCGATACGACCACGATGCGAAACTCGGACGTGCTGACCCACGCTCTCAAGCAGCTCTACGATCTGACCGATCTGACTTTCAAAGCTGCTTTCGGTGGTGGTTCCGGTCTCAACGAAGCGCTCACCCAGCTCCAGGTGAATCAGGAAATCGAAATCCTGTTCCCAGCAGGATTCGGTTCGATCACGTTCTGGGGCGGTTTGACCGGCTGTGTCCCCGACGAACATTCGGAAGGCAATCAGCCCATGGTCACCGTGACCATCAAACCCACCCTCGAAGACAACGACGGGGTCGAGCGCGAACCCGTGATTGTCGGCATTACGTAATGCCGTTTATTTTTCTCAACCCTCGTGAGGAAGTTTGCGATGCGTATTTTTAAGTTCCTGGCCCCGACCCAAGTTGAAGAAGTCCAGATCGAAAACGTCGTGTACGAAATTCGGGAAATTTCCGCCGGTGCCATCCAGCAACTGCGGGAAGATTCCATGAAGAACATGACGTTCGACTCAAAGGGCAACCCCAACGTGGGCGCGGCCGTCGGGTTCCCCCAACGGGTTCTCGGTAACGCGATGTTCGGCAAGGCCAGCCAAACTCCGGTTGGCCTCGAATTCGTGAAAGGAATGAGCAGCGTGGTTGCCGCCTACTGCATCGGCGTGTGCTCCAAGCTGAATGGGCTGTCGCCGGACGAAAAGGATGCTGACGGCGGCGAAAAAAAAGAGGGCTAACGCCTGAAAAGCGTTTATGGCACAAGATTGCCGAACGCATAGGTTGCACGGTAGCGGAGGCGCGACAAAACGTCTCCGCTACCGAATATTACGATTGGGCTATTCACATCAATGAGGAAGTCAACGACTTCCACCGCGACGATTGGTTTTTTGCGACGATTTGCCAATTGCTGTACGAAATGCCTGCTCGCGTATGGGGCAAGTCGCTGAATACCAAGATTGAGCAATTCCTTATCAAATTCACTTCTGAGAAACCAAAAGATCAATCGACCGGTGAGAAGTATACTGCTGATAAAAATAAAGAGCAAATGCTCCAAGCAGCCAAAGAGTTCCGCGACTCTTTGATAAATGCTTTTGAAGCACTTAAAGCCAAGAAGAGGCACAAGAAAGAAAAAGAAGCCAGGTTTAAGGCTGCCAAAGAAAAAGCCGAACAACAAGCTGCGGCTCGACTATCCCAACAGCAGCAACGGAAAGCTCCGTTGTTCCCCCGCGCACGAACCCGACCAAAGAAGGGCGGATAAGATGGATATTGAACGCATTGTCTTTCACATTACCGCTCAAACGGCGCAGTATTTCCGCCAGATGGATACCCTCGAAGCCCGCACCGTAGCCACGTTCGTGACTATCGGTGCGTCTGCGGCGAAGATGAGTATCCAGATGGCGTCTGAATTTCAGCGCACTTCGATGGCCCTTGAAATTATGACCAAGGATGCCGTTGAAGGTAAGCGGATCATGAAAGAGATAGTTGAAATGGCAGTGACGACGCCATTCAAAAGTCAAGAACTCGTTAGCTCTGCTAAGCAGTTGAAGTCTTTCGGTATCGAAAACGAAAACCTGATGGATACCCTAAAGGTTCTCGGTGAGGTATCTGCTGGTACTGGAACTAGCATCGAGCGTATTGGTCTCGCGTACGGGCAAGTTCGCGTTGCCGGTAAACTGCTAGGTACTGAACTTCGCCAATTCATCGATGCCGGTGTCCCGCTTATCGAGACCCTGGCAGACGTCATGGGCAAGCCCAAAGAAGCAATGCGGGCGCTCGTAGAGCAAGGCCACGTGGGTTTCCGAGAAGTGGTCATGGCGTTCAACGCGATGACTACCGGCGGCGGCATTTACGCTGGTATGATGAAGCGGGTGAACGAGGAAACCTTCGCTGGACGTTGGCAGTCATTTGCGGAAAACGTCGAAATTCTGGAACGGGATTTTGCCCTCGCCGCATTTGAAGGTCTGGGTATTTTGGAAATTCTCCGGGACATGGGCGATGTCGTTCAAGGGTGGCGGAATAGCGACAACAAAGAAATTGTCCAGTTCTTCCGCTCTGTCAAAGCTTGGCTCGTGGCGATCTACGAGACTAGCTGGATGATCGTAAAGCCGGTCTACGAATGGTATAAAGCCAATAAAGCACTGATATTGGATATCTGGCACATTGCAGCATCGATTGACGCGGTATACTGGTCTTTCGCTGGATTGGTATTCCTTGTCGGGCGCATCGTTCCTGCTCTCCAGTTCTTTGCTTGGTTGACAGGGCTGCGATCGGTATGGCTCGTAACTGTCAGTATTGTCGGTGCTCTACGAGCAGTTTGGGTATGGGTGAGTGCGATCCGTGTCTCCACGCTTTTGCTTCTTCCCCTGTTCGCCGCTTGGCGGTCGCTAACTCTTGGGTTCTCAGCTATCTCTGGACTAGTCAGCGGAATTGGGGCGCTCGCTTCTGCTATCGGTCCGCTGGGGATATTGTTAGCGATGATCGGTGGTATGGGGTACTTGATGTACCAAGAAGGCGTGTTCGACGGAGTAGCACAAGATTCCAAGAAAACTATTCAACTGATCGCTCAAGATTGGATTGGATTGTGGCAAGGCTTGAAGGACGCTTTCAATGCAGGGGATATGAATTCCGTGTTCTCTATACTTGGGAGCGCCTTTGTTTTGACTTTCCATCGCGCCTTTACCGAAGTGTCGATTGCGTGGAAAAAGACCGTTTTTGGGTTTACTTCCAAAGAAAACCCTTTAGGGTTTGCATTGCTGAGTGGGCTTGACACTGCTGGAGCTGAGACGATCAAATTTGGCGCTAGATTGATGAATAGTTTAGGACTTGCTTCCGATGAAGAATACTCCCAATTGGTAAAAAATGTAGAGGCTCAGCACCAAAATGATCTGCGATTGATTGAAGAAGGTCGTAAATTGGCTAAAAACGATCCCGCTGCTGTCGAGCAGCGACTACGGTTTGAGAAGGAAATTGCGGAGTTCCGCAAAGCTAAAGACATGGAAGCTATTGAAATGGCGAAGCAGCTAAATGCCGAAGTAGCGAAGGGTAAGGAAGCCTTAGTGACCAAAAACCAAAAAGATTGGGTGGCTGCCCATTCTTCCGAAATTCGGGAAGCGTACAAAATCGCCGATAAGTGGTATAAGGATATGGGTGTCGGTGAGCTCCAGTTTGAGAACGTAGTTCGCGGACATAAGTTTAACGAGAAAGGACTTGAACTTCAAAATATCGGAGGGATGGACTTTGTCGAAGCTGACTTCGACAAAGCTTGGAAGGCAGCCAATACTCGGTCGCTTGAGCAGCTTAAAATGCTTGAAGAGGCCAAAAAGATCGACGCTGCTCTTCAAAACTTTGGTCAATATATGGGCAGGGCGTCTCTCTTTTACGGTCCATCGACAGGGGAAAAACTCTACAACGCCGCCGTCGATGCGAAGTTTCCTGACCAAGGAAGAATCCCGTTTCACGGAGCGGAGCAGTGGGAACCGTTCTTAAAGTCCGTCAGAAGCGTAAGAATGCCCACGCAGTTGTCCGAGTTCGCAGCCAAGATGGGGGACGCCTTGGGGCTTCCCAAGGGGTTCATCCCCAGTCCAATGTCTGCGGGGTTTCTCGACGGTAAAAACGGAGTGACAGGAATCGGTATTCCTCAGACTATCTCGGCTTCCGCACGAGATTCGGCAAATAAATTGCTCCGGGACATTAACAACGGTTTTGGGCCTCTCGATACGTTTAAGTTGGAAGTGAAAAACCTTAGAGAAGCATGGAAAGGTATCGGGGGTATCGAGGCAGAGAATCCTGACTTTGTCGGACCTCTCCAGTACGACCCTCGTGATCCTCGGCGCTTCATGGGCGGGCTTTTGACCAAAGAAGAGTTGGTTGCTGGTGAAGGAAAAGCCTTTGAAGCTCTGATGAAGTCGATGAAATCGGATAGTGAAAGACTAGCGCCTAACCTAGTTTACGGTTCTTCCGCTGCGCAAGATGCGATCAATGCGTACCGTTCTCAGAACGTGACTACGCAAGATACTATTGTTGCAGTTTTGACGGAAGCACTTACCGTGCAAAAGGAAAACCTCGATTTCTCCCGTCGAGTGACGGAAGGGATCGAAGAGATCCGTAAGAAGAACCCGATGCTAGTCGAAGGTGCTGGTTTTGGGCCTAAGAATTGAGATTAAACGCGCTGTGAGGGCTTGACGTTTTCACAGCGCGTTTTCCCCTTATGAACTCCCGGAAATGCGCCATTTTCGCGTATAAAAGGAATGTCCAATGCCTAACACATGGGACGAAACGACTGAACTTGCTCTCTACTACGAGAATGAAGCAGCCGTCGTTTACGATGATCGAAATATGGTTATGGTAGACACGGGGTTCATCATCGATCCCCGTATCCTATCGGTAGGTGAAATATACGCGGGGAGAACTGGAACTCCGTTTGCCGCTGGTGGCCCACGTAATTACGTCCGCAAGTTCCGCGTTCGGGTGAACCCAGACGATATTGATAATCGTAAAATGACGGATGTCGATATTGTCGAAGACGGTCGGGTACCTAAGCCGTATGCGTACTATCGGAGCACGTACGACGGGTCGCAGGTGGATCGCCTCGCGCTTTGCATAAAGTTGGTAGCAGAACGGGAACACAGTGACGATTGGCAGACATGGATCGTCACTGCTGAGTACAGCACGGAGATGCCCGAGAACGGCCCAGACTTTGCGTGGCGTTTCGGGAACAATCGAGACGGCCCACAAAATCAACCAGAACTCGAGAAACCGGTTGTAGAGTGGAGTCGTGTTACTAAAATGGTAGCACGCCCCTACGACTTGACCGGTCGCCCATACTTGAACACAGCGGGGCAGCCGTTAACTCCCGCCCCCCAGCGTCGTGTCACTAACCAAGTTCTGCTGATTACGCGGAATTTCCTTGAGTGGAATCCGATGATTGCAGATCAGTACACCGATGTGCTGAATAACCAGGAATGTTTGGGGTACCCTCCGGGGTTCGTCCTCTGCACTATCACTGGTGTAAAAGACAAGTGGCGCGGCCCGCTTCGATACGCACGGGTGACGTTTTCTCTGGAACTCGCCTACCCTGACCCGGACGCGGTTCCGCACGTTGACCCGGTGACAGATAATACCTTCTACCTCGAAGGACACCAACCTTCGCATTTGAACGCAGGGTTCTATCAACTTGCACCGGCTAGTTCTCCACCAGATGGGCAGCCGGGACCAGTACTCCCATCACGCCCGGTTCCAATATATCGAGACGGTGTTAGAGTTTCTAGCTCACCGGCACTGCTCGATGCGTGGGGTGTAGCTCTCCCCCCAGACGGCGCGCCGGTGTGGCTGAACTTTGAAGATTTTCGGTACAACGATCTATCCCCGATTGTGGAAGGAGTAACCTTTCCATCATGAGTGACAAACTAATCGGATTCGCATCGCAAGAAGATGCGAATCGCGTATTCCGCGGTATTCGCACTATCGAGCAGATGACTCAATCGGATGACGCCCCGTTCTACTTTGACGGTGTAAATACTGCTCCGAAAGTCATTGTTCGTGTTTTGCCGAAATACTCTGGGGCCGGTTCGACGGAATCGCCGATGTTCGGCCCAAACGAAAGAACGTGTTTGGTTGAATTGCTGTTCACGGTGTACAACTCTTCCGTTGGGCTACAGTACGTCGCAGCGATCACCAATGAAGTCCCGAATCAAATGCTCGGGGTAGTCGCCGGGACTAAAACAACGGCCGAACTTAAAGTCGGCGACGTTGTTGAGGGATACATGCAAGGGGCAGACGAACGGGAGATTCCGATTGTTCTTCTGTTCCCGCCTAAACGGTGGTTCCCGAAGCGCCCGACTACGGGGTGTACGTTGGTGTGGTACACTGCGTACCAACATCTTAATGACAGCGTACTGGTCACAAAGGGACAGATTCTTTCTCCCGGTGATCAAATCGGCACTCTTTGCGTGTACGAAGAATCTGGAGCCCACTCGCACTTTTCGTTGGGTGACGGCTCAGACATGTCGTTCAATCTAGATACGATGAGCGTAGTCGGTCAGACAATCGACTTGAGTGGGATGCTCCCGGCGCTGCCGACTTCCGGGACTCGCGCCCCTGATACTGCCCCGCTGTACGATCCTCCGTACTTTGCTGACGAACTTGCGATCATAGCGTCTTATTTCGGGTTTTGGTTGCCCAGCACAGTTGGCGTTCAACAAGTGTTCGGATCACCCGCTCACACTGGTGGAGAATACTACGCTGTCGATATAGCCCCAATCGATACTAGCGATCCGCAATCGTACGCCGGTACTCCAGTTTACGTCGCGGTCAACCCTGCGGCGTCAGATTTATCGCGTCTCGAAAGTCGCGTGATAGACATCCACAAGATCAATGACTCTGTGCATACGTGCGTGATCGTAAAGCACACGTACTGCATTCCGTCTGAGACAGCGCCTTACTTGCCCCCGTATATCGGAAATACAGCGTACGAGCCTACAGGGGCTACGCCTGAGTTGGAAATCCTCACTGACGTTCAGGTGCATAACCCGTACTTGAAATACATCGATCCAGAACTCGGAGCACCGGAAGGCACGCTTCCGACTATAGTGTTTGAAGGGGTAAAGGTAGAAACGGGCATCGCAGAACTTTCTGGGACAATCCCGGATTTAGTTCGTCGGTTTATTTTTGTCAATATGAGCGTGAAAGGTCCGAGTGAAGGGGATGCTCTTGCAGGGGAACCGAAAACCGTAACAGTGAAACCGCTTCTACCTCCGGCTTACCCCATTGAGTTGACGGTTGTTACGGATGTGTGTGCTATACTGGAACGCGACGGGGATGGGGTAATCACCGGGGTGAAGTTGAAGCGAACCTTCCAGGATATAACCTTTATCTCCAACTCGCCCACCCTCAGCGAGCCGTATGAGGAGTGCATCGATGTATGTACTGACTGCACGGACTGCCTTGCTACTTGTCCGGATTGCTCTAGTGGTGTGGGGTTCCCGACGCTTTCTTTGGCGAATAGCGGGACAACGCTGATCGAGACTTCGGCATCGCCGATCCCCGACAGCGGCAGATACAACTTCCGATCTGTGCGACGAATGTGCATGGCGCAAGGTGCAACGTACGATATTTCGTTGACCGATTTTACTTTCCTTGGTGCGGGCACTTCCACTCCGGGAGTTGGGCGCCTTGCTCAGATTCGATCCTACGTGATCTACTCCAACACTTGCTTGGATACGTTTGATTACTCGACTGCGTATGAGAGTGCTGTGTCAGAGAATTTCCAATCTGATATTAGAAACGGCAGCAATGAGCCTGTTCCTTCGGTTCCGATAAACCTATCTACTCCGGTTGTAGTAGAAGGCGTGACTCGCCCCGATTGCACGCTTGCTTTTTTGGTTGTTGATTGCACTTGGGATTCGGATGGGGATGGGTCTGATCCGGCGTTTATGAGTTTCAACGCTACTGTGACATTGGTGTGATATGGCATATCGAGTAAGAATCCCTCAGCCTAAAAAGCTAGGGGAATGCGCCGATTTGGGCGCTCGGGTAGAATATGCTTTCGGGTGCGCTTTGAAGTGTAAGCATCAGTGCCTATACTTCAAAGCCCCCATCGCAATACCAGCTTCTACGTGCCAAACGTGTGAGCAACATTCTGAAAGAAGAAAGACATGCGAAAATCTACCAAAAAGATCGCTACTGTAGTCCTGATGACGCTGAGCCTCGCCGCCGTTACTCTGATTGCAGGAGTAACGGTGAGCGAAGCGGCATTCGATCGGTATTATTCAACAAACACTGTTGTCGGTCGAAATGACACGATGCACAAAATGATTTCAGCTTTGAGCAAGAAGACTTACCTGCTTTGGACGCTTACTGACTAATCGATCACTTCGGTCACTATCTTTAATATCGGCATTTCAAAAATCAGTTTAAGGAACTCGTCTTTAAGGCCGAGTTCCTTAGCTGTCGCAAGTAGCGTTTCCGTTTTAGCAAAAGATATGTCAGATGCGACCGTGTGCTTATCCCTGTCTTTACGATGAGCTTTTTCGACGCTCCACCTTGGGGAGTAAATGTACCTAGCTAGGAACAGCCCCATGACCAAATCACGCTTATCATCTGGTAAGTCAGGAAGAATTTCCTTTACGACCAGTGCGATGTTCTCGGGGCTATACCGTTCCATTCGCTCTATTTTGGTAGAATTGAGATAGAGCGTCTGCGCCTCTTTCTTTTTTCTCCTGATCTTTTTGGTCTCGCGTATCCTCGCTTTTAGCTCGTTCCCGGCTTTGATTCTTTTATCGGTTATTGTTGGGTCGTTTTCTTCCATCACTATGCCTCCGTGCTTAGAATTGAATGATTTTACCGATTCTAAGTTTCTGATTGTGCGTCACGATGACGAACTGGATGTTTAGTAGCTCCGACATTTCTAAAACCATTTCTTGCACTGAATCCATCAAGTCCTCACTGACGCACCGGAAAGGCTCATCGAGGATGAGCAAGCGCCTTCTAGCAGGCCGGGATAGGATCAGCGAAGTCGCCCGCAGTGCGAACGAAGTTACATCCAGCAACCCCCCGCCACTCGTTTCGCTTACATCCATTTTTACTCCGTTCTTGACGAAGTAGGGCGTCGCCACCGTCTTCCCCCGCATCTTCTTGAATTCAAGGATGAATTCGTAACCGTCGCCCCACACAGCTTGCAGGCACCTTGTAACAGATTCCGCAATCTGAGTGTGTGCCCTACGCTGTACTGCTTCGGAAACTGTCTGAATGATGCTCTGGGCGGTTTCAATTCGGTGTTTCTTCCGCTTCGCTTTCCTTAGCATCTTCCGCTCGCGCCTAAGGGAAAGTCTTACCGACTTGTACTGCGAGAGCAATTCATCAATCTTTTTTCGGAAGATCAAGAATTTTTCCCCACTTCTTTTCATACTTTGCTTTGAGTCGTCCATAAGTTCTCCCCGCACGAAGTTCACGTTTTTTCAACCGATTGAGAAGTTTCTTTGCGGCGGCAATATCGTCTGTGCCGTAGGCCGACTTGAGTTGTTTTTTCAGTTGGAGCAGTTCGCCCTTCAACTGTTCGTACTCTGCCTTGGCTTTTTCCGTACGACGGAGCAGATCGGGGTAGTTATCCATAGCGATCATCACGCCTTCCCGTTGAGTTTGAGGATTTTGTGAACCATCTTTTCGGGGGCATAAGCCTTAACGAATAGTTGGTTGTCAAATCGAAGCGCCCGCCGCATTCGATAGTTATTGTGCATCTTCTCGGCGAGTTTTTTCAGCTTCGCCTTACCCCGCGATTCGGAGATAACTTTTTTCGTAAGGGTGTGGGTGAGCATCCAGCACGGCCCAAGGCCCGTCCACTTCGCTATGTACAAGTTGGCTTTCTTGCACACGATTCCTTTAGCGTCGATTGTCGAGCCGTTATCGAGAAGAATCACCAAATCCTTGCTTTTCTTCCATTTCATTCCCGTCCCTCCAGAGCGGATTGAACTTCCTCACGCAAGTCGGGGTCGGCCCCGATGGACTCCAGTTGGGCGAGGCACATCGTTTTGAAGTCCTCACACTTTCCCACCATTTCCCCCAGCTTGGCGATAGTCTCGGACATACTCGACTTCGCCTTGTCTTTCTTGACCGATTTTACCCACGTGTCTTCCGAAATGTCGAGGTATGCCCGTCGAACCGTCTTATTCGAGTAGACGATGCCGACGCTGGGGCGGTGCCTCTCTTCCTCGTCGCGGCGACGGGTGAACGCCCCGCAGTTGTAGACGAACACGCCGTCGTGCTTCCCCTCAAACGGACTGTGATTGTCGCCGAAGATCGCAATGTCGAAATTCCGGGTTGCGTACTTCTCCGCCTGTGCTTTCCAGTATTTGTCTTGCGGGGCGCCGGGGAATGTATGCCCGTCTTTCCAGCAGTAGTCGTGAACCACTGCAATTCGGATCGTTTCTTCGTCCTTGTCGCCCCACGCCGTAGGCAATTCAGCACCCCAATCGAATCCGTAGATTTCGAGTCGATGATCCCGTGTGGCTTTGTCTATGGGGCTTACCGAACTTAACTGCACCAAATGGTCGAGAGTGTGGATAGTCGCATACGGCGACTGATCGATCAATCCAATGTTGTGGTAGGGCATTTCGTGCTGACCTGCCACCGTATAGAACTTCTCCGCATCGCGTCTGCGTAGCCACTCCATGAAAGCGTTCGTCAGGCGATGCGGCCCGCGCCAGGTGTCGAAAATGTCACCGGCAATCAGAATCGGAATGCTCTCGCACGATACGTTGTCGTGCGACAGTTTCTTCCGAATGTGTATCACTTGGGCCAGGTAGCTCAGTTGCGCCTTGATCCAGTCAGTCTCCGTCTCGCGGCGGGGCGGGGGCTTGTCTGACAAGTGAACGTCCGATAGGCAGATGGCTACCGGGTATGTGTGTTTCGTCGGTGCTTTGGGGAGTTCGATTTGCCACATGCTGAGTCTCCTTTAGATTGTAAATGTTTCCATGTTTTGCCGACTACAGCTAACCTAATAGTAACCGGCGAACATTTGAATACGGCGCCGAGATAAACCCAAGTTTTGTTAAATCGAGTGCGGAGTCTTTTAGCGTACCGAACTATTTGATCCGTTAAAACTGCTTGTTTGTGTTTTTCTCCTATCGGTCGTGTTTCGTATTTCAGCTTATCTTTTTCATTTCGAACGTGCGTGCTCCATGAAAGGTTTTTCAATCTATTATCGGATCTTATGTTGTTCGCATGTCGTGCTTCTTTCCCCGGAGGTCTTGGTCCGACAAATGCTTCCAGCACAAGTTTGTGACCAGTGACTAGGCACTGTTTACCGTCATCCCGCTTCATACAGTAAATTGCATAACCGTCTTTGTTGACTGACCCCTTATTGATACGCCAAGAATTAGATAAATGGTTATTATTGTACCGGGAGTACAGCGTCCCGTTTATGTGAATCCTGTAGTTTCTAAAATTGCGAATTTTACGGATGTTTCTTTTTAGCATGTTTTCCTCCTAATCGGCCGCAAAGAGGGCACCTTTTCTTGGTTATAGTTTTAATCTTGGAGTCAATCTCTTCGATCAATTCGCGTTTTTGCTCCAGCCCTTCTTCCGCCTCTTCAATATCCCGAATTAGATATTCCAGGATACGTCGATCTTCAGCGCAGTCATCCCCTTTCTTCCGTGCCTTATCTAATCTCTCTGCATCGGGGACTATGTTGGTACGCTCTAGTTCCTTTTCGGTTTGTGAGATCGCTTTCAGGGCTTTCTCTAATCGCTTGCGCTTATTGTGGGCAGTGAGCGCCCTACGTGCGGCGCTCGATAGCTTTTTAATTGCATATACGCGATTTTGGCGCGTTTTAATTCGTTTTTCGAGTTTGATTGCCCTTCGCAGCAAAAACGCGCCATTTTGCGTTTTATGCGAAATGGCGCGGTATCGCTTATAGGCGCTAGTTAGCTCGTCTAATTG